TGATGTTTGTTATAATATGATCAAATCAATCTATAATAGTAATCCAGGTAAATTTAAATTAATGATGTTAAATAAAGAATTGGTTAAGTATATTACCAAATAATGTTGGTGTTGATTAGCCTGAGGGGTAAGCGTGAGCTTACCTCTCTTATATATTTATATATGAACATCAAGAAAAATTTGGCCTCCCAAGAAATTTTCCATATTTTTTTAGAGCACTAATAAGTAACTTATGAGTAATAAGAGTGAAGTAGGAATAAGGTTATTGACGTTAGGTGATTGTGATTATTGCGAGTGGTTGAAGAGTGAATTAGACGGTTGCGGGTTAACCTATGAGAATATTGATGCCTATAAATTTCCTGAATTTGCTGATAAAATAGAGGATAAATTTAAAACTAAATCATATCCAATTGTGTTTATTGATTTAGGAGTTAAAGTAATTACTATCGTCTCAGAAACAGAGTTGGAGACATCAGATAAATTACTTACATTTGATACAATACCAGACTTAATTAATATTATAAAAAGATATATATGAGATATAAACAACCAGTACAGAATAAACTAGATCAACTTGAAAACATGTTAATCGGTTTTGAATCACAGTTTTCAAATCCTAAGTTTACATCATTACTTGCTAAAGAAATGCTTAGTAAATTAAAAGATAAAGTTGAAGAAATTAGAACATTAATTAACTCCGAACAATAAAAGTTATGCTAACACCAGAACAAATTCAATCTAATTGGAATAAGTTCCTAAACACTATTGACACCTATATTTCAGGTGAACGAGGTGAACAACTTAAAGCTTTCTATCTTAAACATGAAGAACGCTTTGTAATGATGCCTGCTTCACATCGTCCTCAATACCACAACTGTTTCCCAGGTGGTTATATTGATCATGTGAATCGTGTTGTAGATGCTGCTCTTAAAATAGATGCTGTATGGCGTGAGTTTGGTATGGTAGATACTTACACAACTGAGGAACTTGTTTTCTCAGCTATCAATCATGACTTAGGTAAATTTGGAGATGAACAAAACGCAGCTTACATTGAACAAACAGATCAATGGAGACGAGATAAGTTGAATGAAACTTATATGTTTAATGATCGTTTAGAGTATATGACTGTTCCTGATCGTGGGTTACATCTATTAATTAGTAATGGTATTTTACCTACTAAAAACGAAACATTAGCTATTAAGTTACATGATGGATTATATGATGAGTCTAACAAACCATATTTAATCACTTTCAACCCAGAAACTAAACCTCGTACTTCACTTATTTATGTTGTACATCAAGCAGATTTATTAGCTGCTCGTATTGAGTTTGAAGTTGAGTGGTTACCTAAGTTATTAGGTCCGAAGCAAGAAACATCTAAAGAACCTAAAAAAGACAATTTTAAATTAAATAAAAATAATTCAGCAGTGAAGCAGAAAGCCCTTAAAACAATGGCTAACCCAGCTTTAGCTGAACTAATGAAAAATATATGATACTAGGAATTATATCAATTGTATTATGGGTATTCACAATATTTGGATACATCATTTGGAATTTAAATCAAAAAGTAGTTAAGTTAGAACAAATTGCTACTAAACAAAAAGTAATTATTGACAGTGTATCTGCTATTGTTGAGGAATCAAACAAACAGTTACATCAAGTAGATTTAACAGAGGCATTTAAAGCTGATGATCAAATTGGTTTCTTCTTCCGTAATTTACAAAACATTCAAGATTCGTTAAGTCATTATTTAAAAAGCTAAGATGAGTGAAGAAGTATTACTAACGAAGAAGGGGACTGTCCGTAAACGCAAACCAAAACAGTCAATTAATTATTTCACTCAAGAAACTGAGAATGCCATTATTGAGTATTTGAAATTAAGAAGTCCTAAAAAACGAAATAAACTTTTTAATGAAAAGATTAATTATGCGTTTCATAAATTGGCTGAGAATATCATTCATACTTTTAAGTTTTACTATACAGAGGTGGATACAATCCCTGAACTCCAACATGAGGTAGTAGCTTTTCTTTTAGAAAAATTACATCTATATGACCAGTCAAAAGGAAAAGCTTATTCTTACTTTGGTACTATTGCTAAACGCTATCTTATCCTATACAATAATGCTAATTATAAGAAACTAAAAGATAAAGCACCTGTTGAAGCTGTTGATGAGGATAAGTCAATATTAATTGATCTTGTAAATACTAGTGAAAAAGCTAATGATCTTGAACCAACATCATTTTTAAAACAATTCACTAAGTATGTAGACCATAATATATTCATACTATTTCCTAAACAACGTGATGCTCAAATAGCTGATGCTATTGTTGAGTTATTCCGTAAAAGTGAAAATATTGATGTTTTTAATAAGAAAGCATTATACATCTATATTAAGGAAATGACTGAGGCATCAACACCACAGATTACTAAAATTATAAAGCGCCTAAAAGTAATATATGTTCGTAAGTATAATGAGTTTTATGAACATGGACGTATTACTATGGCATTATAACTCCTTACATCTTCCATATTTATATTAAATAGGAATGATGGATTTCAACCAAGTTATATTTAAGGACAAAACCTTTTCAAGCTTACTTGAGGATATATACAAGAATGCTAATCGTAAAGAAAAGGAAATTAAATCATTAATCGACCAGCTCAAACCAATGATTCAGGAGCCAGGTGATGCAATGATGCTTGTTCCATTACTTAAAGAGTACATGGAAATAGCTGTTAAGAATGATGAGGCCTTAATTAAAATGGCTGGTATTGTTCAACGTGCTATGTCTGCTGGTCCTGGTGAAGGAGGGGATGGTGGTATATTGAGTGACAGAGATAAAGAACTCTTATTCCAAGAAATTAGTGGTATTAAAATTGAAGAGCCTAAACAACTAGGAAATGGGAGCTGAAAATGTCATAAAAACAGGTAATATAACAGCCGCCAATAACCAGACAACTGGTGTTGGAAATAATAATTTTAACCCTGCTTTATCTCAAAACATTCAGTATGGGCGAGTTACTGCTGTAAATCCAGATCGCTCTATTAATTATGAAATAATTCAAAATAATTTACAAATATCTAATTTAATTAATAGCTCTGTTATTACAGGTATTGCTTTAAATTTTAATCCTAACTTTACTCGTTTACCTGAAGTAGGTGAAATAGTTCCATTAATTAAAGGACCAAGTAAAACAGTTGGATCTCCTTCTAATCAATATGATCAATCAACATATTATATTTTAGGACCTATTTCAGTTCAAATGACTGTTGATGATAATAAGGTACCTCAAAATGTTCCTCAATCTAGAGAAAATTCAGTTAGAAATTATAGACTAAATGAAATTGGTGTGTAATGGCAAACGAAAGACAATTTTTTAGAGATATTAATCCTGGTGATGTTAGCATTGAAGGACGAAAGTCTAATGGTGTAACTGCTGACATTAATGGTAACACTATCATTTATGCTGGTATTAAACAATCTGAACTTCAAAAACTAAACCAAGAGAAATATCTTGGAAATGTACCTATTGATGGCTATACAAGTACATTTATAGCTGCTCTAGCACCAGGACAACTACCTCCTTACCCAGCAGGAAATAATAATAATGAAACATATTTTGAATCTAAAACAACAGATCCAAATAAAATAATTGTAGCTAATCCTCAAATAACACCAACCCCAACTCCTCTACCTTCAATAACTTTAACTCCATTACCAACATCATTACCAACAACTGAAACTACAGCCTCTAAACCTGCTCCTAATGGAGATGGTGGATTTATATTCTTAGATGAAGTAGCTTATGATATTGAACCTGTTCAATTAACAGGTTATATAATATTTGATACAACAGTTGAAACTGTCGCTATACCTGCTGGATTAACTGTTAATGCTCAATCTGTAAGATATAATGGACCTAAAGATGTAACAGTTAGTAAAGGAGGTAATTTAGTTTTAAACACTGGTGTTTTAGTAGGAGTAGATGGAGATAAGAATCAAGAAATTCACTTACCTAACCCTGTACCTGGGGCTAGACCAGGAACTGAATTACCAGATGGATATAGAGGAATAGTACCTGTTAAACAAGAAACTTTTGTAAAAGACTTAATATCATATACTGATTTAATAGCAGTCTTTAAACGTGTTGGGTTGACAGAGCAACAAGCTAGAAACTGTTTTTCTTTAACAGCATTAGAAGCCTCTAGAAGATTTTCTTCAGATGGATATTTTGGAGGATATGACTGGAATATATTTGGATTACAAGCAGAAGGAAAATGGAGACAAACAGTTAGTCAATATGTTGATTTTAGATATATAGCTAAAGACGCCTATGGTTTAAGAATATTTGCTGGTTTTACCAGTATAGATAGAGCTGTTGCTTCTAAAGCTCAAGCTATGAATTTTAAAGGATTATTAGACGCAACAGACGCTGACGCATGGGCTAAACTTTATAGATGCACTTGGGTAGCTTCAGGATGTAATGATCCTGCTTCTTTAGCGGCAGCTAAAAATGTTTACACTAGTTGGGGTGTGACAAAATTTAATAAATATAACAAAAGTTATTAATAATGGCTGATCAAAATTATAATGGAGAACAAATAGTATTATCATCTGATCGTTTAGTATTTAACTCTACTAATGATGATATATTATTTAAATCAAAAGGTATAACTCACTTTTCAGCTGGTAATTCAGTTAGAATGGATGTTGGACCTCAAGGAACAACAGATCCTAAAAATTTCTTTTTAATTAATGCTCCTAATATTCAGTTTGGATACAGTACTAAAGGAAGAACAGTTGAACCAGTAGTTAAAGGTGATGCTTTAGAAACAACAGTAAATGATCAAAATGATGCTATAGCTAATTATAGCAAAATGATGGAAGCAGCTGTTAACTTTCCTCCACTAGCCTCTGTTGCATCAGTTTATTTAAAAATAAAGACACAAAATACTAAAAATTCTTTAGCTGAACCAGGTAATGTTAAATCAGATACCGTATCATTAATATAATGGGAACAATAGGAACCTCACCACCACAGTATAATCAACCAGGTAATTTAAATAATGTACCTGCGAATGTTACTGCTAACTTAGATGCTAGTAAAATAAAACAACTATCTCCTGCTCAAGTAGATGCTATTAAAAATCTACCAGGTGAAAAGATAGCAACTTTGAACAATGTACCTATTAACACTTATAAAAATTATACTCCTCAACAATTACAAAACTTTACATCTAATCTACCTAACGCTAACAACTATAGAAAACCAGATGATAAGACAGCTGAGGCTATTAAAAAAAGATCTGAAAAACAAAAACAAAAAGCAGGTGAGTTTGAAAAATCACTTGATGATAAAAAAGGATTTTTAAAAGATCAAGTTGGACAAACTGCTAAAAGTGCTCAAGGTGTTATAACAGGTTTACTCACTCCTGTATTAATGTCATTTGTTAGAGCTGAAAATATAGCTGATTTATTAATTAAAAAGTTAACTAAGGACACTAAAAAACAACTTCAAAATAAAGGTACATTAACTATTGAAAATGGTGTATTTACATTTGTACCTAATGATTCAAGTAACTATACCACTTTTAAAAATAACTTTGATAGACGTGTCTTAAACATTAAAAGATCAGTAGCTACACTTCAAAATTTAGTTAATGTTTTAACTAATATTGTTAAAGCTTTAAATATAGCCTTGTCAGTAATTAAAATATATATTAAAGTTAAACAAAAATTATTATTAATTAGATTAGGTAGAATATCAGCTGAATTAGCAGCACCATCACCAGGAGGTGCTAAACCAACAGCTGGAGCTACTTTACTTGGTATTATTAGAAGTTTACAACAATTAGAAAAAGATAATAAAAAAGTTGAAACATATCAAAGTGCTATAACAGCCGCTCAATTATTTTTAACTATATTTAGAGAAATGTTAACTAAAATTCAAATCAGAATTAACCAGTTACAATTCAATATCACTAATAATGAAAATCCAACATTAGGAGCTAATGAAATTAATGATCTAGAATCAACATTGCTTGGTTCAGCTGTATCTGTACCTGCTGAAGAAAACTATGTAAATAATAATGGTAAAACATATATACTTAAATTAGTAACATTACCTAATAATCAACGCCAATATCAGGCATTAGATTCATTTAGTAAGTTAAAAATAACACAAACAGCACCAAGTCGTATTAAGACTGATGCTCAATTACTTGAAGAAATTAAATCAATACTTGGATAATAAAATATTTATAGATATGAAAGCTGATACATTTATTAAATTATTACGTAAGGTTATACGCGAAGAGGTACAAGCTGTTGTAAGGGAAGAGCTTGGAATATTGCTTGAGACTCCAGAGTCCAAGCCAGTGGTGGCAGAGACCAAACAAACCACAGTGAAAAATTCCATGGTTGAATCAATAAAACCTGCCAAACCTACACAGCCACTTAAACCTGTAAGCTTTACTCAAAATAATATCCTAAATGAGATATTGAATGAAACAGCTACAAGCAGTGATTGGCGCTCAGTAGCTAATATGAATTCAAATATGGCTCAAGGTTTTGGTGGCCCTGTTGATGTACCTGTTGTAAACAGTGTAGATCAAATGTTAGCCAGTTCTAGACCAGCTGGAGATATTAATTCAGTTAGAATAGATGCTGTACCTGATTTTTCAGGACTAATGAGTAAAATGAAACAAAACGGACAAATTTAATGGCTGTTAGACAAATATATAGACTTAATCCTCAAGATATAGGACAACCTAGAGGTATTGGTGTTAGTGTTTTATATAACAATAGTACTAATGTTTTTAATTCTACTATAACAACTAAGGAACAAGTCAAATCTAACTTAATTAATTATGTATTAACTAATAAGGGTGAGCGTTTATATGATCCTAATTTTGGAGGAGATATTAGACGTGCCATTTTTGAAGCTAATGACGATGCTGCTTTTGAATCTGTAATAGCCAGACTAGAAGATGAAATACCAGCTTATGTACCTAACATAATTTTACAGTCAATCACTTTACAAAAAAATCCTGATTATAATATGGTGAATATATCTATTAATTACCAGTTAAATCAAGAAAACCAAAATATAATACTAAATGTAGAAACAAACGGTTTAAATAATCTAGTTTAAAAATGGCAAACACTCCAGATATAAAATATTATAATAAAGATTTTACGTCGTTAAGACAAGACTTAATTAACTACGCTAGAACATACTTCCAGAATACTTACATGGATTTTAGTCCATCTTCTCCTGGTAATATGTTTATTGAAATGGCAGCGTATGTAGGTGATGTTTTGTCATTTTACACTGATAATCAATTACAAGAAACTTTACTTTTATACGCTCAGGAAAGAAGAAATATTATAGCTTTAGCTTATGCTTTAGGATATAGACCTAAAGTAACTACTGCTTCAACAGTTGTTTTAGATGTTTATCAACAAATACCTTCAACTGGTGCTCCTAATTATAATCCTGATTACCGTTATACTTTTAGAATTGAACAAGGTTCAACTGTTCAATCTAAATCAAATCCAACTATAACTTTTATAACTGAAGAATTAGTTGACTTTGGTTTTTCATCTTCATTTGATCCAACTAATGTAACTATATACCAATATGATGGTTTAGGTAACCCACAATTTTACTTACTTAAAAAACAATTAAAAGCATACTCAGGTACTATTAAAACAACTGATTTTATATTTAGTAATCCAGAACAGTTTCCAATTGTAACTATAAATGATTCTAATATTATTCAAATATTAGGTGTTACAGATAGTGATGGAAATCAATGGTATGAAGTACCTTACTTAGCTCAAGATACTGTATTTGATGAATCATTAAATACTCCAATAAACGAACCAAATTACGCGGATGAAGATGATAATGCTCGTTTTATGTTGCGTTTAAAAAAGGTACCAAGACGTTTTGCTACTCGTTTTGAAGATGATAATAATTTATCTCTTGAATTTGGAAGTGGAGTAACTTCATCTCCAGATGAAATTATTTTACCTAATCCTGATAATGTTGGTTTAGGTATAATTGATGGTATTTCTAAGTTGAACCAAGCTTATGATCCATCAAACTTCTTATATACAAATGAGTATGGTATTGCTCCTTCAAATACAACTTTAACAGTTCAATATGTTATAGGAGGAGGTATTGAAACTAATTTACCATCTGATGATATTAATATTAATAGCTCTATAAATACATTTATTGATTCTTATAATTTAGATGGTAACCTAGTTACATCTATGAGAAATTCAATTCGTTTTAATAACGCTAATCCATCTTCAGGTGGTGGACCAGGTGAAACAACAGAACAAATTCGTTTACAAGCTTTAGCTAACTTTCCTACTCAAAATAGAAATGTAACTAAGGCTGACTATTTAGTTCGTACATTATCAATGCCTGCTAAGTTTGGTTATATAGCTAAAGCATATGTTGCTCAAGATTATATAACAACTAATGATACTGATAGACAAAACTTTATAAATAATAATCCATTAGCTCTTTCAGTTTATATCTTATCAACTGATATTAATGATAAAATAACTAGAGCTACAAATGCTATTAAGCAAAACTTAAAAACATACTTAGCTTATCATAAGATTGCTAGTGATGCTATTTTAATTAAAGATGCTTATTACGCTAATATTAAAGTAAACTTTGATATAACTGTATCACCAGCTTATAACTCACAAGAAGTATTAACCAAAGCTATAACAGAATTACAAAACTATTTTGATATAGATAAATGGAGTATTAACCAACCTATTATTTTATCTAACATTTATAACTTAATTGGCACTGTAAAAGGTGTACAATCAGTTGTTAATGTAAATATTGTAAATTTAGCTGGTGGTAATTACTCTCCATACTCATATGATATAGCTGCTGCTACAAAACAAGGAGTTATTTATCCTTCAGTAGACCCAATGATTTTTGAAGTAAGATTCCCTAACACTGATATTTACGGTAGAGTAGTAACTTATTAAAAATTAAATATATGGACTTAAATAAACTAAAAGGACATGTTCCAGACACAGTGATCGCTCAGATCCCAGATGTAATGACTAAGTTTAAAATTGATACAGCTGTTAAGTTGTCTCACTTTTTAGCTCAATGTGGTCATGAATCAGGTGGTTTTAAAGTAGTTAATGAAAATTTAAATTATGGAGCTAAAGGTTTAAATACCATATTTAAAAAATACTTTCCAACAGAAGAAAAAGCTAAATTATACGAGCGTAAACCAGAAAAAATCGCTAACTTAGTTTATGGTGGTCGTATGGGTAATGGTGCTGAAGCTACAGGTGAAGGATATAAATTCCGTGGTCGTGGTTATATCCAATTAACTGGTAAAGATAACTATACAGCATTTGGTAAAGCTATTAATGAAGATATAGCCGCCAATCCTGATTTAGTTGCTACTAAATACCCATTATTATCAGCCGCTTGGTTCTTCTCTAAGAACTGCTTAGGTAAATGTGTTGATGCTTCTGATGCATCTGTATTAGCTGTGACTAAATGTGTTAATGGTGGTACAATTGGTTTACCAGACCGTCAGAAACACTTTAAGGAATATTATAACTTATTGAAGTAATTTCTATAAATAGCCCATATTTATACTAGAATAATACTAATATAAATGGGTGTTTATAAAATATTTCCGTCTCAGGACACAACAATCTACACAGATTATAATACTCTAAACGCAGGGTTAGACGCTATTTTAGATTTATCTAAAAATGCGCCTAACCTTTATGCGTCTTCATCTACTAGCCGTGTATTAATTAAATTTGATAATGATGATATTTCTGATGCTATATCTAAATCAGGAGTTAATTATACAGCATCTTTAAAATTATATAATGCTCATGTAGATGGAATCCCAACAAATTTTAATATTGATATTAACCCATTATATCAAAGTTGGGATATGGGTACAGGACGTTTTAATAACATTCCTGAAAGTGATAATGGAGCTAGTTGGCAATATAGAAGTGCTAACCAAACAAATGCTTGGACTGTAACCAGCTTACCAGCAGGAGTATCATCATCATTTTACACTGGAAATAATGGTGGTGCTGCTTGGTATAATGCTTATTCAGCATCACAAACATTTAATTATTTTTCAACTAAAGATATTAATGTTAATGTGACATCAATTGTAGCTGCTTGGACAGCCAGTGTTATACCAAACAATGGATTCATTATTCGTAATACTGGTTCAATTGAGTTTGACTATAATTATCAATACACATTTAATTTCTTCTCAAGAGATACTAACACAATTTATCCTCCATGTTTGGAGTTTAAATGGAATGATAGTACATTCAACCCAGGCTCAACCCCATATGTAGGTAATAATAATATCTTAGTATCACTAACAAATAATAAAAGTGTATTTTATGATAGTGAATATGCTAAGTTAAGAATATATGCTAAAGATAGATATCCAGCTAGAACATTTGTAACTAGTTCTCTTTACATATATAATAAATTATTACCTACTGAATCATATTACTCAATTATAGATTTAAATACAAATCTTAAAGTAATAGATTTTGACACATCAGCCACTAAATTAAGTAATGATGCTACAAGTAGCTTCTTTATGTTACATATGGCTGGTTTAGAACCTGATCGTTATTATAAAGTACAAATCAAATCTATAATTGATGGTGGTACTTACATTTATGATAATGACTATTATTTTAAAGTAATGCAAACAGTTGAATAATGGCTGAAATAATTAAAATAGAGAAAACTATATATAGTAATGACATTAACAATGTTATTAATAACCAGTTTACTCAACTAGTACCTACATCAACTGAAACTGTAGCTACACCTGATTTAGATGTTAATGGTTTTTTTGAACAATATGATTTATTGTTTTTTGAAATACCGCCATCTGGATCAGATAATTCTCATCTAGGTTTAGCAACTAAAAGTTTAGAATATTTAGGTGTATCTCTAGATGATTTACAAGCTGAAATTGACTCATTAAGACAAGAAAATGTTGAGTTAAAAAATCAAATTTTACAAGTAACAGGTCTTAATCCTGGTGAAATAGAAGAAATATAATTATGGCTACTACAACTGTTACAAGACTATTTATAGACAACAACATACTATCAGGCTCGTCAGCTGCTTTAGTTGGTACAGTTAACCAAACTAGAAACTTTGGTGTACCTGGTGACTATGTAGAAATGAATGTCTATAATTTAGGAGACACATTTTTATTCCAAGTCAGTCCATTTCGTAATTATAAACTACCAGGAACTTTTACAGGTGAAACTACTCTAGTTCAAGAATTAGAATTTGATCCAGGACAAGATTTAATTAATCTTGGAATTAACTCTGGTGATTATAAGACTGAATATAACATATTACGTCCTAAAATTGTTAACACTAACGACAGAATATTTTTTGTAAAAGAAATTTCAGCAGATAGAACTGAAATTAGATTATCTACAAACAATGTTTCCAATGAAGTATTAACTCAAGGTGCTTTAGAATTTATAAATGAGTTCCAATCATTAGGATACTTTAAAGAATTTTATATCAATTTAGGATTTGGTAGTCTAATTCCTGCTATTAATATAGCATTAGATCAAAACACAAATCCATCTAGTGTATTAATAAAATTACTTAATCCACTCCCACCTGAAATAAACCTATCAGCTTTAGTAGGTGTAGTTGATAAAATATCTAATAGTCAACTATTCCAAGTTAATGTTACTCAAGATCCTATAGAGTTTGTATTTCCGTCTTTACGTGGACCTAATTTTGATATTGAGTTAGATGATGTAAGAGTTAATCCAACAAGTTATTATAACTTAAATAAATTAACTACATCCACTGTAAGTATAAACTCACAATTACAGTCTTTACTTGGATATATTAGCTCATCTAATTTTGAAATAAATGTTGACTATACTAATTATGAATCATTTATTCATTTCTCTTCAGCTCAACAAAGATTAGATGGATTTAAATATAAGTTAAACTTAATTGAAACTTATACATCAGCTAGTGCTTCAGCTGCTTCAGCTGGTAACACAACTGCTCAATCTGATGCTCAAAGTTATCAATATAAGGTAGATAGTGTTATACAAGGACTTGATGGATATGAATCTTATCTTTATTTTGAATCTAGCTCTAAAGCATGGCCTAAGAGTACATCTGTTAAACCATACATAAACTGGTCAGCTACTTCAACTCCAGGTTTAAATTTTTATACTAGTCAATCAGTATCAGCTTCTACTTATGATAATGATAATCAAAACTATTTAAGATACGCTTTACCAACTTATATAAACGAGGATACAAGTAACGATAACTTATTTAAGTTTGTAGGTTCAATAGGAACAATGTTTGATGAGGTTTGGCTTTACACTAAAGCTATAACTGATTTATATCAAGCTAAAAATAAATTAACTGAAGGTATATCTAAGGATTTAGTGTACTTTGCTTTACAATCTTTAGGTATAAATGTTTATACTGATGAAGATGGTACTGATGTATTCCAATATTTGTATGGAGTAAATCCTGATGGTACTTATTTACCTAACACAGGTTCATACCAGACATTAGTAACAGCATCTCAATATCAAACTGCTGGACAAGATCAACAAAAATCATTTTATAAGAGATTATATCATAACTTACCTTTATTACTTAAATCTAAAGGTACAACTCGCTTTATTCAATACTTAAACACTGTATTTGGTATTCCAACTACAATAATGTCTTATCTTGAATACGGTGGAGTTGACAAGACTGAATCTACTAGTGAATATGAATATGACAGATTCACTTATGCTTTACAATTATC